TGAATAAAGTTAAACATCTTGTTCCTACTAGCATTACTCGCAAGGGTGTTGTTCAGATTACGGGAGAAGTTGTTGCCCCTGAGACTATTCCTAACGCCAGAAACTATGCTTCTGGTGCGTTGAATCTCAAGTCTGAAGAAGAGTTTCTCACTAGAGAAGTTCGATTCATAGCTTATGATATTCAGCCTCGTGTGGAAAAGTTGTGGACGGAAGACATGTCGAATCTCTCTTCGGACAATTTCGATACTGTTCTTGCATCTAACTGGGCAGGATACCCGCAGGATGGTTTAGTGTTCCGTGTTGACAACAATGCGAAATATGAAGAGATGGGTTACACCGCCCACCATCCTCGTGGTGCCTTTGCTTTGAAAGAAAGACCTCCAGGTGTCGTTACGCGACTACTTGATGTGATCTGGCAAGTGGGTAAATCCGGTGTGGTTTCCCCTGTTGCTATCCTAGAGCCTGTGCTTATTGGAGAAGCTACTGTTGGTCGTGCCACATTACATAATATGCGGTATATCAATGAGCTTAACCTTGAGATAGGTTGTACTGTCGAAGTAATTCGATCCGGCGAAATTATACCAAGAGTCGTAAGGCGCGTGGAAGGGGAAATAAATGTTTGATGATAGTATGGAAGACGAGAATATCTTTGGATGGATGGGTCTAAAAGACAATGGAAGTCATTATGTGTCAGCCACAGGCTTATATGATTATTTCTTTTCTATCGAAAAAGAAACTCGTGAGAAAATTCTAGAAGGTTGGATTGCTGCTTTAGAAGCATATCTTGAACCAGGATTTGAGAAACGAATAGAAGAGTCTGAAGGCGGTATTATCTATGTATCGGAGTCCTCGGAGTCCGTGGAAGATAAGCCTGTAGGAAATGTTATTCCTTTCCCTAAAATTATCAGATGAGTGGAGTTTATAACCTCACTTATTTCCAGAATAATCCTGAAGAAGCTACCCGCGAAGGGGTACTCTACTGCGTAGTATTAGTTAATAAACGTACTATGAAACGAGAATGTCTCAAGATAGGCATCGCTTCAGGAAGAAACTGGAAAGACGTTTTGAGAAGGAGTCGTGGGTTTAATGGGTACGAGATTCGTATACAGAGAACTTACCACGACTCACTTTTTAATGTGTGGACGCTAGAACAAGCATTACACGAAGAATACAAACAATTCAAGTATATACCCCAGCAAAAGTTCGGTGGATATACAGAGTGTTTTGAAATAAAGAAGGAGATTATTTTAGCTATTCCGAAAAAATAATTCTTGACTTTTCAACTCAAACCCCGTATAATATCTATTCAAATGTAGGAGAAAGTCTTTTGAGAGAAATTGTAGCACCAACACACTGCCCTAGTTGTTCCTCACCTTTGGTGTGGGAAAACGATCAGTTGTTCTGCTATAATACTTCTTGTGAGTCTAAGACTTATAAGTTAATCGAACACTTTTCCTCTACTTTGAAAATTAAGGGACTAGGGCCATCATCTATTCAGAAACTCAGAATAACTTCAATACCTCAAATCTATGAACTGAGTTTGGGTGAGATGGTAGAGGCTCTTAATTCTGAAAAACTTGCAGCAAAACTCTTTGAAGAAATTCAGGACTCTAAGAAAGTTAGCCTTTCTGAAATCCTACCCGCTTTTTCTATTCCACTAATAGGAAGATCGGCAGCATCAAAGTTATGTTCTGTAGTAAGTAGTATTTATGACCTGAACGAGGAGGCTTGTACTAAGGCGGGGCTTGGCCCTAAGGCGAGCAATAATTTGCTAACCTGGTACAATACCATGTTTCTCCGCGAGTACAAGTGGCTACCTTTTTCATTTGAGTCAAATGAAGTTGTTTCTGTTATTGAGCCCAAGGGTGTTGTCTGCATTAGTGGAAAACTGACATCCTTTAAAACTAAAGCAGAAGCAGAGAAAGTTCTCATTAGCAAGGGATATATTGTGAAATCCTCCTTAACAAGAGAAGTAACAATCCTAGTGAATGAGAGCGGACTAGAATCTTCAAAAACCAAGAAAGCTAGAGATAGTGGGGTCTCTATCACAACTAACCTTAACCAATTATTAGGAAATTAATTTTATGGCAATTCCAAAGTGGACTGAAGAGCGCACAGCGTCTCTTACCGATTTCGTAGGTGCTGAATCCCCAGTAACTTACGCAACTGTTGTCGAAGCTGCTGACCAGCTCGAAACATCACCCCGTTCTGTAGCTTCTAAGCTGCGTAAAATGGGTCACGAAGTAGAATCTTCTGCTTCTGTAACTACTCGTGCGTTTTCTGATGCACAAGAAACTACTCTTCATAGTTTCGTAACTGATAACTCTGGCCAGTATACTTACGGCCAAATCGCTGAAGCCTTTGAAGGTGGCGAGTTTTCTTCTAAGCAAATCCAAGGTAAATTGCTGTCTATGCAATTGACCGAGCACGTCAAACCTACTCCTAAAGTAGAAAGTGTTCGTACCTTTAGCGATGCTGAAGAAGCAGAGTTTGTTAAGCACGCCTCTAACGGCGCATACCTCGAAGATATCGCAGAGGCTCTTGGCCGAACCGTTAATCAAATTCGTGGTAAAGCTTTATCTTTGTTACGTCAAGGCTCTATTGCTTCTATTCCTGCACAAAAGGAAAGCAAGGCTGCGGCTAAAGCTGATCCTCTCGAAGGTGTAGATGTAGCTTCTTTGTCTGTCGAAGAAATCGCAGAGCAAATTGGCAAAACTGCCCGAGGTGTTAAGACTATGTTAACTCGACGTGGCCTTACTGCTTCTAACTATGATGGTGCAGCAAAAGCAGCTAAAGCTGCGGGCTAATCCCCTAGTTCCCCCTGCTGGAGTGGGGCTTTGTGCCCCTCTCTGGCTTTTTATCGCTTAATACTTATTACGGAGATGACCAATAGTGAACCTGGCAAGCGTTCTTTTCAAGACTATTATCGCGCAAAGCGATATAGAAACTTGGTCGAACTGCCAAAAGCACTACTTTCCAACTGAGTTTGCCTCTATATGGTCTTACATAAATAAGTATGTAGAAACTCATAGTATCATTCCTACTTTTGATGACTTACGACTTTCCGTAAGAGACGCGACCCTTCGTGACCGTTTCTTCGCCTTGGAGAAAGTAGATGAAGTAGATATAGACGGTGCTACTCTACTAGAGTATCTCAAGAATGAATACACTCAAATTGAAATCATGAATCAGTTAGAAACCTATCTTACTGATTCGATTGCAATGGAATCCGCACAGGAAAATATTGAGAGCCTACAGAATATTGTATTATCTGTAGAGGAGAAAGTTGACCTCAAAGATACAAGTACAAACATGAGAAAAATGGAACTGTTTGATCCGATTGAAGAGTTGGAGAAGAATGTTCCTCTAGGATTGAATCACGATTTCGACCGTATTCAAACCTTTGGCCCGTCCGATCTTGTACTTATTGGTGGTAAGCGTGGTGCTGGTAAGTCTATTGCTTGCGCTAATATCGCTTCTAGCACTTATGAAGCCGGTCATTCCGTAATGTATTTTACGATAGAAATGTCATCACGAGCAACTATGCAGAGGATATGTAGTATATCTACTGGCGTTCCTGCGGCTGCAATACGCAACCGCAACCTATCTATAGGTGAGTGGGAACAGGTTGCTCGTTGGTGGTCTCAACGATTTGAAGACGGCGAGAGAGCACTCTCTCGTTATCTTTCACACCGTGACTTTGATACCTATCATGATGAACTAACAGCAAAGCCTTTGCGAGAAAAGCAGATTGATGTTGTTTATGCACCTTCTCTAACTCTAGCAAATATTCGTACAGAGCTAGACAAAAAAGTAGCAAGACTACAGCCACGAGTTGTAATCGTTGACTATATAAACCAAGTAAAGCGTTCTATGGTTTCCAATGGGCGTATGGGTCAGTATGACTGGACAGAACAGATAGAAGTAAGTAAAGCGTTGAAAACTTATGCACAAGACTATGGATTTATTATGGTGTCTCCTTATCAGATTGATGCTTCCGGCGAAGCTCGATTTGCTAAGGGTATATTAGATGCTGCGGATGCAGCCTTTACTCTTGACGCACATGCTAAAGAAGATAATATCATTAGCTTTAATTGTGCAAAAATGAGAAACTCTGATGAAGTAAGTTTTACTTCTACCATGGACTGGGCGTCTTTAGCTATTGGCCCTGAGACGGGCTATATTAAAGACAAAGACGGTCCCGATGAAGAGGTATACGAACTATGAGTGCAGTAATTGAATTACTTGAAGAGAGAGGTATTTATTACAAACTCTCTGGCAGAGATGTTTTAATTCGCTGTCTCAATCCAGAACACGACGATGGCAATCCTAGTATGAGGATTGACAAAGTTCTTGGGGTGTTCAATTGTTTCTCTTGCGGTTACAAAGGTAGTTTATTCCGCCACTATAATGTAGATTATAGTGAAACAGAAATGCGTAGGGAAAAACTAAAAAGACTTATCAATAACTTACGAGCTGCTGGTGTAGGTCTCTCAATGCCCGAAGGATTTATGTCCTATATCGGAAACTGGAGAGACATAAAGCCAGAAACTTATAGAAGATTTGAAGCGTTTCGTCATCACGATAAGCAGTTTATAGGGAGGATCAACTTTCCTATTAAGGACGCCAGTGGAAGAATAGTCGCTTTCCAAGGTCGTGATGAGACAGGAACCTTAGACAATAAGTATATGTTCTACCCTAGCGGAGTAAAACTGCCTCTGTTTCCACAAGTTCGCCCACTACAGGGGCGTGTTATTCTCGTAGAAGGTATCTTTGATATGATAAATCTTCACGACAAAGGACTAGAGAATGCAATATGTTGTTTCGGTGTTAAGAATTTTAACGAAACAAAGTTTAATTATTTAAAGATTTCAGGCGTTACGGGCCTTGACTTGATTTTCGATGCTGACCAAGCAGGAGTTCAAGCAGCAGAACACGTAAAGAAATTAGCGAGAGACTTTCCCGTTCGAGTAATTAGTTTAAAGTCTGGAGATCCAGGCTCACTCGGACAAAACCAAGTAACTGGACTGCGGAGAAAACTATATGGCTAGTATAGCCTTGATTGAATCAAAACCAAGTAGAAACGATTACGTTCGCTTATTCGAGAATGAGTTTGAATTTGACCGATTCTCTCTTGCTTCAGACCCTACGCTATCCAAAGTTTTAATGAAGGACGTAGATCTGGAGTTTAATCCTGATGCCTATGAATGGATAATTCTAATTGGCTCAGAACCACTAAAATATTATACGAAAGTGACCCAAGTAATGCAATATGCTGGAACTATAGTAGATGATAAATTTCTTCCTACTATTAATCCTGCAATGCTATCTTTTAAGCCAGAGGCTAAGAAGACTTGGGAAGATGCTAGAAACAATATCATCGGGTATATTTCTGGCGACAAGAAGAAGGCCGAAATAAATGACGAAAAATTTGTCGGTATTACAACAACTGAAGGGACTTTGGATTACATTCAAAGATGTATTGACTCGCCCTACGACTTTATCGGAATCGACTCAGAGACTACTGGTCTGTATCCTCGGAATGGGTATATTCTTGGTATTAGCTTATGCTATCAACCTGATTCAGGTGCTTATATTAATGCCGATACTATTGATGAGTCTGTAGAAGAGAAACTTCAGGAGTTATTTGATAAGAAGCGAATGGTATTTCATAACGCTAAGTTCGATATTCCGATGTTCGAGTATCACTTCAACGTGAAGATTTCACAGTTTGAAGATACGATGCTTATGCATTATATGCTTGACGAGAACCCAGGCACTCACGGCCTGAAGATGCTCGCTATGAAGTATACAGATTACGGCGATTATGAAAAACCTATGTATACTTGGATGGACGAGTATCGTAAGCAGAATGGTGTGCTAAAAGATGATTTCAAATGGGAGTGGATTCCTTTTGAAGTTATGCAGACTTATGCTGCTATCGATGCCTGTGCTACTTTCACAATCTTTGAAAAGTTTGAAAGAGCACTGAAGAAGGGTAATCCTAACTTGATGCGTGTGTACAAGACTATCTTGTTGCCCGCTTGTAGGTTCCTTATGGCTGTTCAAGATAACGGAGTTCCTTTTGATAAGGAAAGGCTCATAGCGAGTCAAGATCTTATGCTAGAGGAAATTACTGATGCTGTTGGTAAATTGCAAAGCCATCCTGGTGTGGCCGCTTTCCAAGCAGCAGAAGGTAAAGACTTTAATCCAAATAGTGTTCTACAATTACGTAAGTTATTGTTCGACTATGTTGGGCTAGAGCCTACTGGAATTAAGACGGAGAAGGGAGAAAACTCAACTAATGCTGAAGTATTAGAGAAGCTCGCTCTTCAACACGAGATTCCACAGTTAATTTTAGATGTTCGTAAGAAAACTAAGATTAAGAATACTTATCTCGATAAGATTATTCCACAGCTTGATAGGGACGGTCACTTACGGACCAACTTCAATATTCATGGAACTACCTCCGGAAGACTATCTTCTAGTGGTAAACTGAATATGCAGCAACTTCCGAGAGACAATCCGATTGTGAAAGGGTGTATTCGTGCTCCCGAAGGCCATCAGATTGTTGCAATGGATTTAACAACTGCCGAAGTATATGTCGCTGCCGTATTGGCAGATGACTTGGAGCTTCAGGACGTGTTTCGTTCTGGAGGAAACTTTCACTCCACGATTGCACACAAAGTATTTAAACTAGACTGTGAAGTCGAAGATGTGGCAGAGAAGTATACAACCTACCGTCAAGCAGCAAAAGCAGTAACCTTTGGTATTATGTACGGAGCCGGTGCAAATAAAATCAGTGAGCAGGTTACTAAAGATGGAGGCAAGCTTTCAGTTGTCCAGGCTAGACAAATCATCAAAGAATACTTTGGTGCTTTCTGGAAGCTAGAGGAGTGGATTGAGGCTCAGAAAGAGCTTATCAGAAAGAATGGAAGTATCTATTCTCATTTCGGTAGAAAGAGAAGATTACCTGATGTTAAGTCTGATAACAAAGGAGTTCAAGGACATGCCATTAGATCTGGACTTAACTTCCTAGTTCAATCTGCTGCTTCCGACATAAACTTAATCGGGGCTATAGAAGCTCACGGAATACTAAACCAGAAAAAGATGAAGAGTAAAATCTTCGCACTGGTTCACGATTCCGTGCTTGCAGAAGTTCCGAACGATGAAGTAGAAGAATATTGTTCGATATTACAAACCGAAATACAAAGAGACAGAGGTATTTATATCTCCGGCGCTCCTGTAGGTTGTGACTTTGAGATTGGCGAGGATTACTCAATGGGTAAGTTCAGTAAAAAGTATGGTAATATCGTTAACCTATAAACAGATACTTCGGTCTATAAAGTTTCCTGTGTACTCTCTAGGCACAGAGGATTTCTATCTTCGAGATGGCTTGCTGCTTGTCAATGACTTAGTAGTAGATGATAGAAATCAGCCTGGAGATACTCTTGGAAAACGAAGACTACAAACACCACATAAAAAGAGAAGACTGACTGGCGTATACGAAGAGTTTCTAGACATTGTAAAAAATAAGACTACAGTGTTGATAGATAATAACGGAGTTATATTCTCATACGAAAGGACAAAGTTTCAGAAAATAAAATCAATAAAAATTGTAAGAAAAGACTTACAAAATACTCATTCAAGAATTTGGCTGAAGGGAGTAAACTTTGCTTTTATAGTAAAAGAACCCCCATTAGCTATGGACTGGGCTCAAGTTTTACACTTAAACTCTCGCCCGTGGCTATTATATAGTTTGTCAGAGGATAGACTAGAAGATAGCAGGAGGAAAATTTAATGGGAAGAAGGAATCAAAAAAGAGATGCTCTATCAGCGCTGAACTTTTATTTAAAAGAGATAGAGCCTTTAACAAAGTCTCAAGTTGCAGTCTTTGATTCTTACAAGCACCTAATGTTACATGGATGTGCAGGAACGGGTAAAACCTTTATCTCACTATATCTAGCATTAGATGACCTACAAAAAGAAGAGTACAGTAGAATAGTTTTAGTTAGAAGTGCCGTCCCCACAAGGGAAATGGGATTTCTTCCTGGAACAGAAGATGAAAAATCTAAAGTCTATGAGGCTCCTTATGTAAGTATTATGCAAGAGCTGTTTAGTCGTGGAGATAATCCCTATGGACAGCTAAAGCAAAAAGGAGTTATCAATTTTTTAACTACTTCTTACATAAGAGGAACAACTTTTAATGATAGTGTGATCATTGTGGATGAATGTCAAAACATGACTTTCCATGAGTTAGACAGCATTATCACTAGGGTAGGTAAGAATTGTAGAATTATTTTCTGCGGTGATTTCTTCCAGTCTGACCTTAAAAGTAGTGGATTGAAAGATTTTATTAGGATAATTAAAGGTATGTACGAGTTTGATTTTATTGAGTTTGGCATATCTGATATTGTAAGAAGTGATTTTGTAAGAAGTTACCTTACTGAGAAATATACAAAAGGTATCATATGAAACAAGATGTAGTTATTGATGAGCTAACACGAAAGTTGGACCAAACCCTAAGTAGATTAGACACTTTGACTGATAGATTAGCTTGGGTAGAAAACTTCGTAGTTCATAAAAGAAAAGAAGAGTACCAAAAAAGAAAACTAGAAGAAGAGATGTGGACTAAAAAGTGAAAGCGGTAGTATCCAACAGAATTTATATGGACATTGATCCCCAGGCTTTTAATGCCTTGGATAAAGCTTTGACCTATAAAATAGATTCATATAGATCGGATGTAGCTCCTACCATGATTAAAAATGTTAGGAAGATACGAAATGGTTTAGTATCTATACCTGTTGGACGCTTCGACTTAATTCCTGAAGGGTATGAAATAAAAGATAAGCGAGTACTACTGCCTGTAGATTTTCCAAAGTTCGGATTTGACCTTCGGGAAAGTCAGCAGGATGTATACGACGCTATAGAAGATAATGCTATTATCAATGCTTTTGTATCTTGGGGGAAGACTTTTACTGCATTAGCCGTTGCTGCAAAGCTTGGGCAAAAAACTCTAGTAGTTACGCATACAGTGTCTCTACGAACCCAATGGGAGAAGGAGATAAGGAAGGTATTTGGTATAGAGCCAGGGATTATAGGGTCTGGGAAGTATGACATTTCTCCTCCTATAGTCGTTGGCAATATACAAACACTTTACAAGTTGCGTGGAAAAATAGAAAAAGAATTCGGAACCATTATTATTGATGAGTGCCACCATATACCCGCCAACACTTTCAGTAAACTAGTAGACGCTAGTTATGCTAGATATAAGATAGGGTTATCTGGCACGGTTCAAAGAAAGGATGGAAAACATGTTATTATGCCTGATTATTTTGGGCATACTAAGTTTACTCCACCCAAAGAAAACTATATGGAACCAACTATAGAGGTTATCCAAACAAGGATACGATTTATGGACGGGGCTAAAATACCTTGGGCGAATCGTATTAATGATTTGGTTCGGCAAGAAGAGTACGGAAAGTTAATTTGTTTTCTCGCTGCGGCGTACAGAAAGCAGGGACATAAAGTTCTCTTATTGTCTGACCGAGTTTACTTTCTAAAAAGAGTGAAAGAAACATTAGGCGAACATTGTGAGTTGATTACTGGAGAAGTTCCTCTGGCAGAGAGGGAAAAGAAAATAGAACGAGTTCAAAGTGGAAAAGTAGATATACTCCTAGGGACTCAAAGTATTTTCTCGGAAGGCATTAGTGTTAATCCTTTAAGTTGTTTAATACTTGCCACTCCGGTAAGCAACACACCTCTATTAACCCAGCTTGTAGGCAGAGTTATCAGAGAATATCCAGGAAAGATAGACCCTGTAGTAGTAGATATTAATCTTAAAGGAAAGACGGCTGAGAAGCAAGCCAAACTTCGGTTAGGTCATTACCTTCAGCAAGGGTATAATGTTTTATTTAAGGACATGTGAAAAAAATTTCTTGACACGGGAGCTATTTTCCCATATAATATACAACTGACTTCGAGAATATAGCAGTGATTCTTTTTAACTGGGCAAAAATGTATGCGGCAACGAGTGGAGATTCTTCTTCAATAGTTACGCTGCTTGCCTATTTAACATATCCTACTCTACCTAGAAATAGGTACGACTCTATCTATCGCTTGTCACAACAAGACTGGTCAGGTAATAGTTTTATACTACACCCAGAAAAAATAATATCAAACCGAAGTAAGTTCGGTGATAATGAGTTGGCCCAGTATGTGGCACTGGCCAGCTTTCGCAGCTATGCTGAATATGAAGCCACAACCAAACGCAGTCTGAATCTGTTCTTAGCACCGGTTCCTACTGAAATTATTGACAACAACAGGCTACTATCCAGAATAGAAGATGAAATATTCTTCTGTTGGGAAGAAGTCACACATTAAAGGAAAAAACTATGGGTATTAAATTTACATCATCTGCTGGTGGGGCTAAGAAGTCCTCACTAGAACAATTCACTTACAAGAACGGCGACAACTGCGTTCGTATTTTTGGAGACCTTCTTCCTCGGTATATCTACTGGGTTAAAGGCGAGAACGATAAGAACATTCCTATGGAGTGTCTATCTTTTGATCGACAGAAAGAAGCATTTGTAAACGTAGAAAAAGATTGGGTTAGAGAATTCTATCCTGACCTGAAATGCGGCTGGTCATACTCTGTGCAGTGTATTGATCCCTCAGACGGTAAAACCAAAGTATTTAATCTAAAGAAAAAATTAATGGATCAGATTCTAGTTGCTGCTGAAGACTTGGGCGACCCTACCGACTTAGATGTAGGTTGGGACATTCACTTTAAGCGTACCAAGACTGGACCAAACGTATATAATGTTGAATATACTCTTCAAACTCTCAAATGTCAGAAAGGTATTCGTCCTTTAAATGATGACGAGAGAGCTGCTGTAGCTGGTGCTACTTCTATTGATGAGTTGCTTCCTCGACCAACTCCAGATGCTCAGAAAGAGCTTCTGGAACGACTTGCTACTGGCGGTTCTGGTAAGGATGAAGTTGATTCCTCAATTGAAGACGAGTTTGACATTAGCTAATGAAAATACTATTCTCCGCCGATTGGCACATAAAATTAGGTCAGAAGAACGTACCCGTCAATTGGGCACGTGCTCGCTATGACAGCTTCTTTCACCAGATTTATTTGTTGGAAGATGATGCAGACTTGCATATTATTGGCGGCGACATCTTTGATAGAGTTCCAACTATTGAAGAACTAGAACTGTATTTTACCTTTGTAAAAGGTTGTCAGATTGAAACTCTCATTTATGACGGTAATCATGAGGCGACTAGAAAGAATAAAACATTCTTTACGGCGTTAAAAGAAGTAACCCATTCCTTAAACGATAAGGTTACTATTATTGACGAAGCATACGAAGATGAAAGAGGTTTTAGTATTCTTCCTTACTGTGATTTACACAAGAAGAATTCTATTGAGATGCTGAATAAGAACTTTCCGGTCTTTACTCATGTGAGGGGTGAAATACCCCCTCATGTTCAGCCGGAAGTAGACTTAGAAAGATTTGCAAGGTTTCCAAAAGTATTTGCGGGAGACTTGCATTCCCACTCTAATTGCCAGAAAAATATAGTATACCCAGGAAGTCCGATGACTACTAGCTTTCATAGATCGAAAGTAGAAACGGGAGTTCTAGTTATACTTGAAGACTGGGATTGGTACTGGGAGAAAATGGAGCTTCCACAACTTATTCGTAAAACAGTCAGTGACCCTGCTGAAATGATCACGGGGCTATATGATCATGTTATTTACGAACTAGAAGGAGACCTCGGAGACCTAGCAAAAGTAGGCTCCAGTGACCTTCTCGATAAGAAAGTTGTAAAACGAAGTTCTGAAGCGACACTTGTTTTGGATAAAGAGTTCTCTGTTGGAGAAGAGTTAGTAGAATACTTAACTTACGTGCTAGAAATAGCTGAAGATAAAATACCCGAAATATTAGGACTATATAATGATTACGCTAAAAATATTGAAATGGAGTAATTGTTTCTCTTATGGAGAAGGCAATGAACTCGATTTAGCTTCCACCAGACTTACTCAAATCTTGGGTTACAATGGCGCTGGAAAATCTTCTATTCCTCTCATTTTGGAAGAAGTTCTATTTAATAAAAACTCCAAAGGTATCAAGAAAGCCGATATTCCTAACAGAGAGTTGCAGAATGGATACTCTATCAGCCTTACATTTAGTAAAGAAGCTGATGAGTATGAAATCGACCTTCAAAGAAAGTCTAACTTAAAAGTAAAGTTTATTAAGAATGGTGAAGATATTGGTAGTCATACGGCTACCAATACTTATAAAACTATTCAAGAAGTTATTGGCGTAGACTTCAAAACCTTTACGCAAGTAGTATATCAACATCCTAACGCTAGTTTGAATTTTCTTACTGCTACCGATGCGAACCGTAAAAAGTTCCTGATAGACTTGCTTGGTCTAGAAAAGTATGTGAATCTCTTTGAAGTTTTTAAAGAAGCTTCACGAGGGGTTGAACAAGAATATGCCCAGCTTGAAGGTCGTATTTCCACTGTTGAGAAATGGTTGGAAAATAATAAACTGACGGATACTACCCCACGAGAACTTGTAAATCTTCCGAAAATCTCGGATGAGGATGAGGAAGCACTGAGTTCTCTTATGGCTGAAATTAAAAATATTTCATCAACAAATCGTCAAATTTCTCAAAATAATCAATATAAAAGTATGTTGAAAGAAATTAATATACAGGAAATTCAAGCAATTGAAGCTTCCCAGCATATTTCATACGATGAGTTGCAGTCACAGCTAGGCGCTATAGCGGGGTCTATCGGTTCAGGACAAAAAATCATCAAAAAGATGGAGAACTTGGAAAATGTATGTCCTACCTGTGAACAATCCGTTACAGAAGATTTTAAGAAAAAACATATCTCTGAAGAAGAAGAGAAAGTTAAAATCGAACAAGACAAGCACACAAATATCCAGAAGAAAATTAAAGAGATTCAAGAGAACAATGAAAACTTCGCAATAAAGACTAGAAAACAGAAAGAGTGGGAAGAGTTATATCGCTCGGTTGATAGTACACTTCCTACTGTATTAGTTGACGAAGAAGTTCTCAAAGTTCGCATTACTAATATCCGGAATACTATTGCAACACAGAAAAATGAAATAGATGTGCTGCAGAGAGAGAACGAAGCTCGTTCAGCATATAACGCTAAGATTGAGGTTATAACTGAACAAACGGCTGAGTTCGAAAAACAACTCGAAGAAGTAGTATCTCGATATAATGTTTTAGGAATTAAGAAAGGTAATCTTGAAATCTTGAAAAAAGCTTTTAGTACAAACGGACTCATTGCATACAAGATCGAAAATCTTGTTAAAGAACTGGAAGAATTAACGAGCGAATACCTCGCAGAACTTTCAGACGGTCGTTTTACATTGAACTTTGCCGTGAATAACGATAAACTCAACGTAGAAATCACAGATAATGGAAACGTAGTAGATATTCTAGCACTTTCGAGTGGGGAATTGGCAAGAGTAAATACAGCTACTCTTCTTGCTATTCGCAAGTTGATGAGCAGTTTATCCTCTAGTCGTATTAATGTTCTATTTCTAGACGAAGTTATGACAGTACTGGATGAGGTAGGAAAAGAAAAGCTGGTAGAAGTTCTATTAGAGGAAGAGCTTAATACTTATCTAGTAAACCATGGGTGGTCTCATCCATTACTAGAGAAAGTAGAAGTAATTAAAAGCTCAAGTATAAGTAGGTTGGTAGCATAATGGTAGATTCGAGAGCGAAGGGACAGCGAGGAGAGTATCTTGTAAGAGATATGCTTCGTGATGCCTCTGGCCTACAGTTTGAGAGAGTCCCCAGTTCGGGGGCTCTCGCTTACTTGAAAGGCGATTTATATATACCAGACGCTAATAATGCGTTTTGTATAGAAGTAAAGAATTATGAAAAGTCACCCCTAAGTGATAAGGTATTTACGAATAAAACTAATTACCTTTTGATTTGGTGGGAGAAGATAGTAAAACAAGCGGAACTTAAACTACAGCAACCTTTGTTGTTTTTTAAGTATTCTCGTTCAAAGGTATTTGTGGTAACAAACATAAAACCTGAAAATACAAAATACATGCACATCTCCTGGCTAGATTGCTATGTATGTCTAGCCGAAGAATGGCTAGAAAATGAAAAGATGGAGTGGACTCGTGGCCAGTTTTAAAGAACGAATAATGGAACCTAATAAGAACGCTCTTATTGTTGACGGTATGAACTTAGCATTTCGTTGGAAACACCAAGGTAAGTTAGATTTTAAACAGGATTATATTAATACTGTAAAGAGTTTGGCTCAATCATATGATTGTAGTAAAATTATTATAGCGGGAGACCAGGGGTCTAGTGCTTATAGAAAATTTATTGATCCTCAATACAAAGCGAATAGGGCAGAGAAATATAAAGATCAAACAGAACAAGAGAAAGAAGATATTAAGTTATTCTTCGAGGAGTATGAAAGAACTCTGGAAGGGTTAGAGGAACAATTTCTTTTGCTGAGATACGCTAATGTAGAAGCGGATGATTTAGTAGCCTATGTAGTATCAAAAAGAGAAGAGATGGGTATCGAAGATATATGGATGATTTCAAGTGACCGTGACTGGGACTTACTCGTAAATGAAAATGTATCTAGATTCTCTACAGTAACTCGTAAAGAAACTACGGTGTTTAATTGGGAGGAATTTTTCGATTTTCCTCAAGAAGATTACATCTCTTTTAAAGTTCTAACAGGCGATAAGGGAGATAATGTTGATGGAGTTGCGGGTATTGGCCCTAAAAGGGCTACGGAACTTATCAAAGAATACGGTACAGCGTTTGATATCTACGACGCTATACCTATACCTAGTAGATATAAATATATTCAAGCTCTTAATGCGAGCAAGGAACTAATACTTAAAAATTATAGGATGATGGATTTAGTCAGTTATTGCGCTGAAGCTATAGAACATCCGGGGCATAGTCTACTAGAAATAGACAAGCGAGTAAAGGAATATATAAATGTTAATTGATTATGGAAGAGATCGTCTTCTTTCCACGTTTGGTATCCAGACGCTAGAAGATAGATATTTAATAGAAGGTGAATCATCGCCTCAGGACGCTTTCGCACGTGCGGCGAAAGCTTTCGCAGATGATGAAGGTCATGCACAGCGTTTGTATGATTACGCAAGCAATCTGTGGTTTATGTTTTCTACTCCAATTCTTTCGAATGGAGGGACTACTCGTGGACTACCTATTTCTTGTTTTCTCAACTATGTTGAAGATAGTAGAGAAGGACTAACAGGACACTATACGGAGAACGCATTCTTGTCTTCCGTAGGTGGTGGCGTGGGCGGAAGCTGGAGCAGCATTCGCTCTGTAGGTTCACGCACAAGTAACGGAAGCGAAAGCACCGGCGTTATCCCTTTTATGAAAGTGGTTGACGCGGAGATGCTGGCTTTCTCACAAGGAGTAACTAGGAGAGGTTCATATGCGGCTTATCTACACATTTCTCATCCCGAGATTGAGGAGTTTCTCGATGTACGCAAGCCTACTGGCGGCGATATCAATAGAAAGTCTACCAATCTTCATCATGCTGTGGTCATTCCTGATAGCTTTATGAAGCTTATCGCGCAAGCGACACAAAAGCCAGGATTTGATGACAGTTGGGCATTGATTGATCCTCATAGTAATAAAGCGACTAAAACTGTAGCCGCGAAAGCTCTGTGGGTAAAACTGATTCAGAACCGTGTGGAAACCGGCGAACCTTACATTATGTTTGAAGACGCAGTAAACAACGATCTTCCAGAGTATCAAAGAAACTTAGGCTTGCGTGTTCATCATTCTAACCTGTGTTCAGAGATTACTCTGCCCACGAATGAAGAGAGAACCGCAGTATGTTGTCTTTCTAGTGTGAATTTGGAAGAATATGAAAGCTGGAAGAATATTCCCGAGTTCATTCCCGACTTAGTTCGTATGCTTGATAATGTATTAGAGTTCTTTATTCAGCACGCGCCTTCTTCTCTTGAGAAAGCAAAGTATAGTGCGATGAGAGAGCGTTCAATCGGTCTTGGAGCAATGGGTTTTCACGCCTACCTTCAACGGCATAACATTGCTTTTGAAAGTGCGATGGCGAAGAGTTTTAATATGAGAGCTTTCTCCCATATAAAGTCTTCCGCACTTGAAGCCAGTCAGCAGTTAGCTGCTGAGAAAGGAGAGTGTCCTGATGGAGTCGGTCATGGAATTCGTAATGCCCATCTTCTTGCTATTGCCCCTAATGCTAGCAGTAGTATTATCTGCGGTAACACTAGTCCAAGCATTGAACCATATCGTGCAAATGCTTTTACCCAGAAAACAAAGTCTGGAACAAGTCTTCTGAAAAACGAATACTTGGAGCATGTTCTTGATGAGATAGGAATGAATAACGACGAAGTGTGGAAAGATATTATGACACACGGAGGCAGCGTTCAACATCTTGATTTTCTCGATACTTGGACGAAAGATGTATTCAAAACAGCCGTTGAACTCGACCAGCGTTGGGTTGTAGAGTTTGCAGCAGACCGACAGCAGCATATTTGCCAGTCACAATCTGTAAACTTATTCTTCCCAGCAGATGTAAGTAAACAGGAACTACACAATGTTCATATGCTTGCTTGGCGTCGTGGTATGAAAACTTTGTATTACGCTAGAAGTGAAGCATACAAACGTGCAGAAGTAGTATCTGACGAGAAATTAAGAGATTTTATATTTGACGACGAAGATTCGTGTCTAGCTTGTGAGGGGTAGTTTATGGTTACAGATGAAAGAAATTATTACAAACCGTTTCAGTATAACTGGGCGTATGAAGCGTACAAAACGCAGCAGCATCTTCATTGGATGCCTGAAGAAGTTCCAATGGCAGACGACCTTAAAGATTATCGTTCTTTGGATGATAGTAGTAAGCGTTTGCTTGGACATATCTTTCGTTTTTTCACGCAGAGTGATGTAGACGTTTGCTGTGGATATGCGAAGCATTATCTGCCTACGTTTAAAGCTCCTGAAGTACGAATGATGTTGTCTGCATTTGCAGCAATGGAAGCCGTTCATCAGGACGCATACTCTACTCTTCTAGAGACCCTTGGGTTTCCTGAAGAAGAGTATCAAATGTTTATGGACGTTCAAGAAATGTCCGATAAGCATGAATATTTGACTAACTTTAGCATGGACAGTAAGAAAGATATTGCTAAAACTGTGGCAGTATATAGTGGATTTACGGAAGGAGTACAGTTGTTTAGTAGTTTTGCTATTCTATTGAACTTTCCGCGCCACAATCTTATGAAGAATATGGGCCAGATTGTTACCTGGTCAATTCGAGATGAGAGCTTACATGTTGAAGGAATGTCAAAACTTTTCAGAACTTATATTCAAGAGAACCCTGAAATATGGAATGATGAATTAAAGTATGAAATCTATTGTGCTGCTGAAAGAGTAGTAGAACTAGAAGATGCATTTATTGATGTTGCTTTTGGGGCTACCGAAGTAGAAGACCTGTCAGCGGCTGAAGTAAAGGCATATATTCGGTATATTGCTGACAAAAGACTCATGGGTCTAGGTATGAAGAAGATTTTCAATTCAGAAAGCAACCCTCTTCCTTGGCTAGACTATATGGTAAACGCAGTGGAGCACACGAATTTTTTCGAAAATCGTTCCACAGAATACGCCCGAGCCAGTACTACTGGTAACTGGCAAGACATTTTTAAATAAGGAACCTTATTATGACAACTGAAGTACAAGACAAGCCAACTCTCGTTCTAGATGGCGAGAACCACATAATTGAAGATCTTTCTGACAAAGCCAAGTACATGGTAAGTCAGTTGCAGGATCTTCAGCAACAAGCTACTGCAAATTCTGCACGAGCAGATCAAATTGAAGTAGCACGACAAGGATTTACGACTCTTCTCAAAGAAGAAATTGCGAATCCAGCATCTGTAGAAGGCGTACCAGAGGGTGAAATAGTACAGTAAAACGAAAAGGGGCTCAAGGCCCCTTTTTTATTATGTTGCGTTAACTATTACGCCAAGTGCGATTTTATGCGCTACTCCTGCACCAACTTCTGCAATACGAGCATCTGTTGCTGCCTCATCGTAAGTACCATCTGCTGCAAAGCAAACGTTTACCATACGACTGTGAACTGTGGCTGGACTAGTAGAGTCTTCTAGAAACCTGACTAGAATATCTGTGATGCCGGTTAGAGTTTCGGTAATAGTTTCACCTTCGTTATCGGGATCGGGCGTTGTCTGTATTCGAGTTCCGTCGAAAGTTTCCTCTTTTATATATGTTATTGCCATTTTATTTCTCCCAATAATTTAGCGTGAGGATTAGTCCTCTGTATTTAAATTTAATTTATTCTGCCGTACAATCAGAACACTGGCATCTTGGACATGCACATTCTGTTTCAGCGGGATTATGAATTACTTCACAAGGTGTTTCATGATGAGGGCACCCACATCTTATACACTCTGCCATATCATTTCTCCTTTAACTGTTTCTTGAGTTCGTCAACTTCGTCTTTTAACTCTTTTATTGATTCAATAAGTAGTGCAACTATATTACCGTATGCAACAGCCTTATTTCCATCTTGTCCAGAAACGACTTCCGGTAATACCTTTTCTATTTCTTGTGCGACAACACCAGCCTGTCTAAGAATATCTGGAGCATTTTTATCTTCTGGGTCTTTTACGTAATCAGTTCTTTCGTATGTATAGCCATTAATAGAACAAACTTTTTCTAATGCATTTGGTATTTTTACTAGATTTCTTTTAACTGCTATATCAGAGTAAGCTGTAACATTACCTGATGTCCAAATACCCGCACCAATAGCAGCATGCAATGTACCGTTCATTCTTAGTTGCCATTGATGGCTTAATCCTGATATAGATTGGTTTGTTCCAGTACCTACGTTTGTATGAGTCCACGTGATACCATACATATTGCCAAAGTTCGTACCCGCATCGTTTGTTTTATACGCTGTTCCCATTGACCAAACGTGTTGGTAACGAGTTGATGAATAAAGCCCAAACAATCCTCGACCATAATTATTAGCAACTAATGCATTTTGAGTACCTAATGTAATTGTTCCGCTTGTTGTACCACCACTTAGCAGAAGAGCATAGCTGCCAATATTTCCAGAGGAAAGTAATTTTCCATTTTGAGCGCGAGCGGTCCAAGCATTTGTATAAAGTTCTCCATCATACTCGTAAAGAGTAGTTGCAGAGTATCCCCCTCTATGAAAACCAATACCTGGTACATGGTTACCACTTGTTTGTACCTCAATATTTACACCGCTATATTGCGGTGCAGATGAGCCTGTGGTGCCTCCGTTGCGAGTTACATTTAGCTCTCCAGTCATAGTACCACCAGCTTTCCAGCTATGTGAGGTAGTAGCAGTTGTAGCAGTTGTAGCATTACCAGTAACATTACCAGTAACATTACCAATAAAAGTTCCGTTATTATCAATATAGGATTTATCAGCGCCGTCTCTTCTGAATTGAACAATACGATTTGAAGATGAATCTGATACAATATACCAGCGGTTTGAGTGGTATTGAATCTTACCATTTGCTCCTGGATTTCCTGTCCAAGTAGAAGAAGCCGCGGACAAGATTGATGTACTAGTTATATTGATTCCGCCATGGCCTCCGTTAAAGTCAGCAACCCCTGCAAAACTACTCGTAGTGCCTACACTAAGGGTAGTGGCTACACTAGCGGAAGTGCCTACAATAAGGTTTTGATGAACCTTTACTCCTGTGCCCGCAGCATGTCCACCAACAGTCATTAACAGTACTTCTGTCCCATTACCATTACCGGTATTATTTGTATCGGTAGTAGGAGAGTTATTGTAGAACCTAGTTCCGCCATATGCAGCACCAATACGAATACCCGTGTGATAACCAATAATTAAATCAGAGTAGTGTGGGTTACTCCAGGCGCTATTTGCAATATCAACTCCCATTGAATAGTGATTAGCACCAAAGGTTGTACCACCGGCTCCAGAATGGAATCCCAGTTTAAACCCACTTCCAGTCATCTTATATGCACTTGAATGCAGTACAGTAGATGGGAGGGAGTAGTTATTAGCACCGGCAGCAATACCGTCAAGCTTAGTACCATCAGTAGCAACATCACGACCATCGACTGTTCCGCCTACAAGTAAATTATTAGCAACACGAACATGTCCATCAGTATTACCAATACTCATGAGTTCTGTGCCCATTCCTACATCGCTATGGAATCTGACCCCACCATATCTATTCATCGCAAAGAAACGTATTCCAGTATGCCACTTAATATTTAGCTTGGTGTAATTGCCATCAATATTTTGCATACTCGTTCCGATGGAGTAGTTATTAAAGTCATTTCCTCCCCCAAACGTAAGTCCAGTAGTAGAAGAAATACTATTAAAAGCGTTATTAGTAGCAGTGCCTCCGATAATGACATGATTGGTAGAACCAGAAAGATTAAGGTTACCTGTAAGAGTACCACCAGCTTTAGGTAAAGCCGCGTTTGCAGTTGTAGTTGTAGAAGTTAAACCAGATGCAGTTGCGTAGTATGAACCTTGTTGTCCATCAAGTAAATCTGCATCTAAGCCCGAGCCTGAGCCGTCGTTTCCTGAGTTCCAAATCTTACCAACAGTTTGAACAGTTACAGTACTCGGCATACTTGTAATTTGAGTTGCGGTCCAACCAGTAGTAAAGTTTTGGCTAGCGTTATAATAAGAAGGGTGAGCCTTTAGTTCAACTGTAACAGAGCCATAACTCCAACTAGTATTTGTTTCTCCTATAATAATACAATAGTTAGTTCCATCATGTCCAAGTCTTACCGCTAGAGGAGGACCACCTTCAGCAGTAACTCTATTATTATACCAATTACTAGACGTACTCCAGTTATGCCCTGAAATAGTATAAACAACATGAGCAGTACTACTATATTGATAGGTATATATTTTAATAATTGGCATTGAATTTACACTTCCGGCATTCCCTGGAAGTGTAATTTTTACCGCACCTGTACTTGTGCCACTGGCACTCCAGTGAGCACAGTTCATTGCTTGTCGGTTATTTGAAGAAATTACAGAATTAGCTCTTAAGTGCCCAGATGCATCGATATTTAAAACGTTACTACTACCA